GCGTGGTAATCGAAGTCTGGCCGACATAGGTCGAGGCAATCGTCACCGCATCGGCACTGACCGTAATCTTGTCGGCGGTCCCGATCACGTTCAGAGTAACGGCCCCGCTTGAGCCGCCACCTGTCATGCCCGCGCCAGCTACTACGGACGTAATGTCGCCCACATCAGCGGGCGTATACCACTCCAAAGCGCCCGCACCATCGGAGGCGCGGAGAGCCTGACCAGAAGCGCCCACACCTCCTGGCATCGTCAGCGTATAGGAGGTGGTAGTGCCAGCAGCTTGAAGCGCGATGTACTGACCGCCCGTGGTATCGGCCAGCCTGAGATCGCCCTGCGCGATGACGGTCAACTGATCGACGGACACATCTGCCATCGACACATTGGTGCCGCCGGACCCGAACACGGCGTCAACAACGTCTACGACTTCCTCGTTGATCGTCGTGCCCCAAGTATCGGTTGACCCACCAACGGTGGGTTTCGTCATACTCAGGTTGGTCGTCGGATTAGCCATTTTTTATCCTAGTACCCTAGAGCGCATTCGTAGGCCGGAAGCGGTATGACGCTCCCGCTGTCCTTGCAATTTTAGGTCGTTGAGCGCCTTGTCGAGCCTAGCAGTCCACATCGGCATACGCTCGTCATTCTTCAGATATGGTTCTGCTTCGACCAAGGTGCCGAACAAATAGATATCGGGATGTGCGGCTAATAGCCAATTCGATGTCGCGCTATCGCTCAGTGCGGCTATGCGCGTGTAATAGACTATGGACGATGTGTACGTCGAATCTGGCGAAGGCAGAACCTCCAACTGGTTGGTCGCACCGCCAATCGTCGTGAAATAGTACGGTTTGCCCGTCGAACTCATCACGATCCTGCGCTCCGATATCTCTTCGGGCGTCATGTACTCAAGCACGATGACCGGCGTGAGATCGACCACGATTCTGATGATCTCCAGCGTATCAGTGGGCAGTGTCGTGTAGCGGCCCGCGATGGAGAACGAATCGTCTTTGGCGACCATATCGGGTTGCCGAATCACGCGGTTGAAATTCGCTTCCGCGAGTTCGATAAATTCTGGGATGCGCGAGGTCAGATCGGTGCGGTCGAGCCAGTTAGCCGTCGCCGTCTGCAATTCCGCATAGGTCGTAATCGCCATCAGACCTTCCCCGGTCGAGTTCTGAACACCCGATTATCTTTGTCGTTCAGCCACTTACGGATCACACGCTGGTCTTTGAAGTTGTTCGATATCTTCGCGAGTTCGTGGTAGATGCTCATCGGGATCGACGCGACCTTGTGAACGTCACCCTTCCAGGGCGCACGTTCGTCCACGGGATTGAATTCACCTTTGGTGCCCTCAATCACCGCAGTAACGTCTTGCTGGGTTTCTAGCCCGATATCGCCCGTGATCTCATCGTAATGAAACCACTGCGTTATACCCGTAGCCGGATCGTAGTCCAGCACTCGTTTCATAGACATGATGGTGCCTACTAGGGGGCAGGAGCCGAAGCCCCCACCCCACCAGTAGAACTACGCCGAAGTGATGCCAGCAACAACGCCGTGGGCAGCTTCGTTGTTCACTTGAAGTCCCCACTCTCTCAGGATCATCCGCTTATCAGCGTCACCCGTCTTCGCCAATGTCTCGACGGTGTAAGGCCGCAGGTTCGCGAGCTTCACCTCATCTGGGTCGATCAAGAACGCCCAGTTGTTCATCAACGAACCAGCACCAGCATCGATCACTGATGTGAAGAAACGGTTCGGCACAACGGACAGATTACCGAAGTCGCTGACATAGATGTCTGCGGCCCCGATGATCACTGACGGCTCTGCGCCGTCCACGTTGTAGCGGCTAGACGCTATGCCACTGAAAGCTGACACTTGCGTCTTGTTGAAAGGACCAACCATCAGCATCGACGGCTCGCCACCACTCTCGTAGCATTCCTGCATCGTGGTTTTGAGCATCGCTTCCGTAAACGCCGTGGGCGTTCCGAAAGACTTCCACACCTCTGACGCACCTGTCGGAACCGAGCCAGAGTAGCTAGGCGCGGTCACGTTCGTGGAAGTTTCGTTGGTCTTCAGCCAGCAGGGGAACCCAGCGGTAACTCTTGCTGTGTTGGTGGCACCAACAACGGCACCAACGCCATTCAGCAAGCAAGCCACTTCGATGTTACGCTTCAGTTCCTTGGCTGCTTTCGCTGACTGATAGCCGATTTCAGACGCACGGCCAGCTTTGTCCACGCGCTGCTCGGTGCCTGAGATGATGAAGTCCACCATGTTGATCTGGCAGTAATTGCCCAGACGAACGGTTGGCGTGACTGCCGTGAATGACGACAGATCCGCACCTTCGATTGTGGCTGTTGCACTAGCCGTAGCGAGTGAATCAGTCTGCCACTCGAAATAGGTGTTGTCTGCGTCCCTTGTACCGATGTTGCTCTGGAAAGGCGTTGTAGTCGGGCTGATATCAGAGATCAAGTCACTGAGATCCTCCCTAATGCCTTTCGCTTGATACGTTTCAAACGTATTAGCGACTACTGCCATGATTCTAAGCCTCCGTGTTATTCCGTCAAAATGTCAGCAAACAGAGCCGCAGCGTCATCGACCTTCCCGGTCTTTTTCAACTGTGCCCTCTTCGCTTTCACCTGACGGGAGCGTGTCCGGCGAGAAATAGTTTTATTCCCGCCTTTCGCGCTGCCGATTTTGGATTTGGCTTCAGCAACCTTGTCGCCGTTGGTGAGTTCGTTATAGCGCATAGCATCGCGTAACACGACTAATGCCCTATGATCGTAAAGCGTGTTGAGTTCGTTGTCGCTGTACCCAACCGCCTTACCGAACTCGACCAGCTTTCGCTGTTCTTCGGCTTGCAGGTCACCATTAGCCCACTCGGGAATTTTCTCCAATACCAGACCCTGCTCAACCGTCAGGCGCTCTTCCAGCTTCTTCTGGTTTTCACCAGCAACAAACTGCTGCATTCGTGCCCGTTCGGCTTGCACCGCCTGTATCTCACCATTTCGCTGTCGCTCTAATTCCTTGAGCTTCAGCCACTGGACCGGATTCTCTCGTTCAAGAGCATCCCAATCCATATTTGGCGGCTGGTTGGCGGCTTGCATCTGTTCATGGAGTTGGTTCAGTACCCCTTGGTATTGCTGGTACGTTTGCCTGAGAGCTTGCCGTTCCGGGTCCAATTCTCGCGACCGTGTCTCAAGATCGTCCCGTTCCTTTACAAGCTCCTGCTGTCTCTGCGTGTATGTCGCCTTGCGCTGGTATCCGCTAATGAGTTCGTCAAGCGGAACCTCTGATGTTTCGCCATCGATAGTGACGGCATACAGAGGTGCATCGCTATCCGATAATTCATCCGGTTCGACAGCATCCGGCTCATCCACCACTGAGTCATCGGCTAACTCAGCATCCTGCTGCTCTACATCCGAAGAATCGTTTGAGGGTAGCTCTTCCTGAGAAGAATCCTCTTCCGGTAGCTCTTCGGTCCCGGTGAGCATCTGACCAAAAGTGTCCTCAATCTCGCCCATAGAGCGTGGGCCAGCTTCTTCCCTACCGGCTTCGCTCATTATTTCTGTCCTCTGTTGGGTTTCTTGCGTGATTGATCCATTGTCCAGTCAGCTACCAATGTTCGCAACTCACGCAGTATTTCGTCAATAGCACGACTCTGGTGGTACAGGCTCTCTCGCGCATCGGCCTCACCGAAATCGGTCAGGTTCCACTGGGCGAGGATGCTTTCTCTGGTCGTGTGGATAACCTCCACAAATACCTCGTCCTCAAGGATTCCCTTGGCACGGCGTCCTTTCTGCTCGTTTGTCAGTCCCACTATAGCTCTTCCTTGAGGCTCGCCTTGATAAGTTCAAGGTCAACATCATCCTCAAATTTCGATTCTGCCTGGAATTCTCTGATTGCCAGATCACCAGCGATTCTAGCACTTTCGCGCTCATCCAACTGCTGCTGCTTCATCGCATCAAGCTGGATCTTCTGCTGGTCGATAGAGGTACGCGCTTCGATGTCGGCCATCTGCGCTTGCGCGAGCAATTCTTCCGGTGTCGGTTTCGGCGGCTGCGGCGGCGGCGGCTCATAGTCGAGCGGAATCGGCTTGAAGAACTGGTTGGAATCGGGGTAACCGCTGATCTCCAACATCTTGGACAGCGTGTTCCTGATCTGGCCCAACCCGACCAGCGGGTTGTTCGGCCCCAGCTTCTCCATCGCTTCCTGCTGACGTATTCCAACCTGATTCAACACAGCCAGCCGTTCGTCGGTCGTACCGATACCCAACCCGACATTCACACTGCAATCCATAGTCGAATCCCAGACACGCGGATCAATGGGCACCCATTCGTCGCGCAACCGAACGATGCGCTCTTGGTCCTGATGCGTGATGACGAGCTTGAGTACGCCCTTGAACATTCTCTTGAAGCTGTCGGCAAACAACCGCGCCATCATCTCCAGGTGCTGTTCGGCACCCTTAATCGTCGCGGTCACGGCGACTCTGGTAGTCGATTGCAGCACATCGGGGTCCAGCCCCTGTGATGCGGCAGTCTGGCCGGTACGAGATTCTTTCATGCTGTCGAGATACTGGATCATCGGGAACGCATCTTTGCCCAGGAACGGCACATCGAGTTGTTGTACCATACCGGGCTGGCGCATTCTGATGATCGAGCCGACTTCGGGATTCAGCACATCGTCTATGTTGACCATGCCCTCGACTACGCCCGTTCTCGGATACAGCGCGAACGAGAGGCTGTCGAGCATCCCACGCAGCACCGCACTTTTAACGCGCTGGATGTCTTTCGTCAGGTCAGCGATATCGCTACCGAAGAAAACGTGAGGTTCGGGGTCGCAACTGAACATCGCGAACGGAATAGAATCCGCTGGCTCGTTGTTCACGACCTCGTAGTTGTCACCAATCGTGCAAATACGCCTTAGTTCGGCTATCCCGTCACCGTCATAGTCGATGTGGCACCACGCCTCGACGTACAGAACGCGCCTACGTTCGGCAGCCGACACGGGACCAGGCATCTCGGTATTGGAGTAACGGGCCGTGTATTCGTCACTATCAACGAACGCAAACTCGTCGGACAGGTGATCGTCGAGTAAATCGCGATCATATCCTAGTGCGACTAAGTCCGATACGGTCGCCATCGTGCGGTGGCCTACTACCTGTGCATCGTCTAGCGAGGTAGCAGCCGCATCCACAAAGAATTCTTCGGGTGGCATCGTTTCGATCTTGACCTGATTGCGCTCTCGTTTGCGCTTGATCTCGACATCGTAGATTTGCGGGGATTGCTGACCTTGCGCTTCCATCTGCTGGATCTGTTCCGGCGATATACCAGTTGCTGGTCGTCCTTCGACCGACACGGCTTCGACGCCTTCTTCTTGCAGGATCAGGCCCAGCGCACCCTCGTCCAAGCCTTCAAAGTTGTGGGTATGCACTTCGATGGAATCGTCCCACCACCATTTGACGAAGCCGCCTTTATTCATCAGCGCGTCTTTGAACACGCTGTAGAAAATCGCTATCGCGTCGTTGTCTTGCCTGACGATGTAATTCAGATAGTCGGTCGCCTGTTCGCTCATCGCCATATCGTTAGCGGTGCGTGGCACGAACTCCACGACTTTCTCCGATCCGAAGAACACGCGCATCATCGACGGCAATACGGCTTGCACGGAATCGCGCACATCGCGGCTGACGACCTGGGAACGACCATCGACCTCGTTACCAAACGGGTCGCCCCGATAATATTTGGTCGATTCTGCCCTGACGGGGCTGATATCGTCGTCTATGTATTGGATCGCGTCGGAGATATAGGAGCCGACCACTGCTTGCAGGTCGGCCTCGCTCATCCCTACGCCAGCTTCGGTTTCAGCTTCGTCTATGTAAGCCAATATCTCAGCATCCCGAAAAGTTCACGCCAAACCCATGTGGTCGAGGGGCACCGTTCGCGTCCAGGGCGGGGACCGAACCGTATAGCTGTGGTTGTTTAAGTGAGCCCATAGGACCACCTCCCATCGGGCCAACCCCCTAAACCACCCCCACAAGGTTACGCTTAATCTTACCCATGTGTCTACCCATGCGTCCACCCATCGCCGTCCCGGCATCGGACGCGAACGTCAAAACGAACGCATCCGCACTATCGGGTGACGCGACACCTCTACGCTTCAGATCGGCTTTCGCTTCGATCTTCACTCTGCCGGTAGATGTATAGTTATAACGCACGGTAGTCAATTCGGTTTTCAGCAACTCATCTTTCGGCAACCGCACATCGCGGCCTTCCAGCCACGCTTTCGCCGTGTACCAGAGTTCGGCGCGAAGGTTCAGATAATGTTCGCCCATCGCCGGACTTTCGCTGACATTGATCGCGTAAGCTGGCAACTCAAGCTCGCGCAGCCTGTCGGCTACACCAGCGCCCAGCCCGATAGCGTCCACGAAAATCTCTGTCGGTTTCTCCAGCGCCGCATCGTATTCGGCTTTGATCGCGCCGGTCAATTGCATCGTATCGAGGCTGCGCCACAACCGTATCGGCTCCGTGACAGCGTTTCCTTTGCGCTTACAAAGCGCGGATGCGTCGGCACCGAACCGTGCGACATCGACACCCCATATCGTGGGTCCGAACTGGGTCGGTTCTATATCGCGACTGATCGCGTCGGCCACCAATTCTTGCGGGATAACCGTGTCATCGTCGCCTCGCGGGAATTCACCGAGAACGCGAACGCGGTAGGTGTTCGATTCCTCGCCATAACGCAGCCGACACTCTTCGATGTATTCCTCAGACACGCGAGGGGTGTTCTCGCATGAT